TCTAAGCCCGAGGCATCGAAGCCAAGCAGAACACGACCCTTTGGGGCTGTGAACAGACTACGACATTCTTTGCCATACGGAGCATTAACTCCCGGCGTCTGGGCCAGATTCGGAGATTGATGCGTGGCTCGACCCGTGACTGCGCCGTTAGTAGTGACGCGACCGTGGATCCTGCCGTTCTTGACCTTCTTGAGCCAGCCTTGGCTACCCTGTGCCAGTTGTCCCAACCGCTTCTCGATTGTGAAGTTCTCGGCCAGAAGCTTGGCTTCAGGGAAAGGTAGGGCGGACAAGACTGTCTCATCGACCTTAGGCTTTCCACCGTCCGTAAGTTCCTCAGGTTTCCATCCATGCTTGGTGATCAAACGATCAGCAATATGGTCCCGGGACGCTGGGTTAAAGACGATCTCCTTGGTCTTGTAGGTCAGTTCGCCCTTCACGTATCCACGGGTCTTGTTGTTGACCTTTGGAATGAAGGGCGTCTTGATCTCCCAAGGTGGGAAGGCTTCTGAGAGTTCCGAATGGATCTCTGCCTGACGGGTTTGGAGACTACGAAGGAGACTCTCGGCTGCCTCAACATCAAAGGGGAAGCCCGTCGCTTCCTGCCGAGACATGATCCGTGCAACGTCCTGTTCAAGCTGTCGAGCGACTGGAGAATACTCCTGTTTCTCGATCCACTCCCACAAGGCGAGTGTCACCTCGACATCTTGCTGGGCGTAGGTGAACATGGACTCATTGAACTGAGACCAATCTCCCTCGTAGTCATCCTTGAGGACGCCGAGCCGCATACCCCATGCCTTGAGACTATGACGACCTCGAAGCTCCTTAGGGAACTCTAGGCCTTTACTGATCTGTCGCTCGTCATCGTCCCACAGAGTAGGCCAGATGAGGCGAGTATCAATAATGGTGTCAAAGTCTCGGCGGTCATCTACACGATCCCACCATTCATAAACCTTCGCTAACGCACGGTTGTCGAAGCTCCAGATGTTGTGACCGATCAGCCCGTCACTTTCGTAAAGCTCACGGGCTAGATCTTCACACTGCGCTGGGCGAGCGGCTAGGCGCTCTCCAGTATCTAAGTTGATCGCAGTGATACAGTGGACAGTATCGAGTTGGTCGAGCAGACCGTTCGTCTCGATGTCGTAGATGTACTTGGGCATATGCGTGGCTCCTCAATGGGATTGTCGCGTTTGTGGGACTAATAGGCCAAACGAATGGGTAAACCGTCCCTGATAACAATGTCCGCACGGATCTTGAACTCAGTCAGATCTCGGCACTTCTCTGCGAGACCGATAGTGTCTCGGATGATGGTGTCGTCTGATATGATGGTCTCTGCGGCCATATACACGTCTACAGGGACACCGAAGTAATCGAAGTTGACTTCCGTTCGGTCGTCAGTGCCATCGGTCATTAGCTCTGCGAGCTGCTCCGACTGCCAGTCAAGTTCGTCCTGCTTTTTAACGAGCTTGGCTTCGAGTTGATTTGCCTCTTCACAAAGTTCTTCGATTGCTTCATCGGCATTTTTAAGAGCCTCGCGTAGTTCGGAGTTTTCTTTAATAAGCTCTTCGATGATTTCACGAGCGGATGGTACATTGGACATTTTGAATCCTTAGAAATCGTTGTGGTCATCAGGCCACGCTGAATTTTGAGAGTTTGGGTTGCTATATGGATCATTAGCTTCGGACGCGGCTGAGAGACGCCCCGTGGTCTTGTCGTACTGGAGTTGACCAGCGACCCCACAGTCACCTGAGAACCTGTTCTTCAAGACCCTGATGGTCGTAAGATGCTTGGTCTCTTCGTTCTGCTGATTGCGTTCCAAACCGATCACCATGTCACAAACTTGTCCAAGACCTGCGGACCCACGGAGTTGTCCCAGACGTGTCTGAGCGCCTTCCTCGTGTGGAGTTCCTTCAGGCCTCTTGAGGTGTGAGATGACGATCAGGCCTACGCCTGTGTTCTCCACCAGTGACCGGAGCTTAGTGGCAAGGTTATCGATAAGTCTGCGCTCGTCTCCCTCACCAAGGCCACTGACAACTATGCTGACGTGATCGAGGATGATGTAGTCACACTCACAGGACACAGCGAGGTAGCGGATCTTGGCAATCAGAGCGTCGATGTCTTGCGAACCCCAGTGGTCATACAGAAACAACCGACCAGTGCCGCACGTAGCATCGAAGGCCTCTCGCAGATCTTCATCTCCGACTTGGTAGTCAGGGATATGGATCGGAGCATTGAGGTGGAGACCCATGATGCCTTTGGCTGTCCGGGTTGTGGACTCTTCAAGCATCAACGCACCAACGGTCATCTCCTGATTGATAAGAAGGTCATACATGATCTCTCGGATGACCGAGGACTTACCCATGCCCGAGCCTGAGGTGAAACAAACCATCTCCCCCTTTCGGAGGCCGTGGGTCATCTCGTTGAGCTTGGGCCAAGGGTAATCGACAGCATCGTGAAGCTGGACCTTGGACACTTCGGTCCAAAGATCCTTGGCGTTCAAGATACCGTCTGGTCGGTAGGCTTTGGCTTGCCAGATGCTGTCAACCAGCTCCTTGCCTTTACCTGCCAACATAGCCTCGTTTGCGTCCTTCGCTGGGAGGGAAGCAATGTACGCCTTACCGGGAGCCAGCTTTTCCGCAGCCTCTTTAGCTGACGATTGACCAGCTTCATCCATGTCAAAGGCAATAACCACCTTCTCGAATGTCTCCAGCCACTCGGACTGTTGAGCAAATATCTTGGCTGCACTTTGAGCGCCGTTAGGTATGGAGACCACAGGCCACTTACCATTACCCATGACTTGAGCCATCGAAAGACAATCGATCTCGCCTTCAACAACGGTGACCATCTTGCCACCTTGGCCGAAGAGGTGTTGGCCGAAGAAGCCAGCTTCCCGAAGTGACCCGCGAATAGAGAACTGCTTGTCCGCAGTGCGGATCTTCTGACCGACGATCTGCCCACCGTCCTTGCGGTAGTTAGCGATATGCACAGTCTTGCCGTTGATCTTACCGACTTGGTAGCCATAGCGCTTACAAATGTCTTCGGTGATCCCTCTCTTACCCAGAGCCTGATACTCTCCCTGAACGAGATTGAGAGAGGTCTTTGGCTGGGGAAGAGTGACTACGTTCCCGTCGCCGGGTTCCCAATGATCACATGACGCTCCGAAACAATGGGAGTGACCGTCATCAAACAACACAAGGTTGTTACTGCTGCCACACTTCGGGCATGGTCCACGGCTTACTTCTTTGGAATCAGCGTACTTATTGGCGTCGTGCATTTGTTTCCCTAACGAATTCTTGCAACGGGACGTAGCCCTCGATTCCAAGAAGTGTCGGGGCAGCGACCGCAGTGACGTGATAGTGGTGATAGAGGCTGTCGAGCAGATCGTGAGCGTGGGCTTCTTGGTCTGCGGGAAGCGGGGTCTTTCCATCCCAACCAACCAAAGCAACAGCAATGCTGTGCGCATCCCAACCTACTAGGTGGTGGCCGATGGTGTCTGGGTGTCGAGTGACTGAAGGTCCATCCGCATCGATACAGTAATGGAAACCACAACAATGGTATCCGGAGCGTCGATGGAGGATGTCGAGATCGTGTGAGGTCTCGGCTCTAGTTACTGAGTGAACGATGATGGCATCAGTTGTTGGCCTGTCCCGCGTCCACTTAAAGGATTTTGAGATCACGGGGAGGCTCCTCCAGCCATGAGCGAGGGATTGGCTCTTTGTCGGAGTATCCGTGCCACAGGAAGCTATTCTTGTCGCACCACATGGCGTAGGTCGTCTTACTCTTCTTACCGATCTTGGATCGAGGGTTCGAGAACACGAAACGAATGTCCAAATGCGGCTGGCTGTCACGCAGCATCAGAAATTTCTGGCGGTCTGCGGTCACCCAGCGGCCCTTGGTTTCTATTACGATACCGTTGGGCAAGATGAAGTCTGGTGTGTACTTTCGTGGCTTGGCTGGCTGGATGAACGGAACCTTGAGAGGCTCGTATTCGTAGGGAATGCGGGACTTCCTTAGAAACCCCGCTACCTTCTCTTCTAATCCGCTTCGATAACCTTCAGCGATCCCCCTATCCTTGGGAGGTCTAGAAGTCATCGTGGTCGTCAGCCTCCATGATATCCGGAGCGTCCATGAACGCATCGTCAAGAGAGTCGTTCGATGCTGAGTAGCCATCCTCTGCTTCGATCCCGAATTCTTCGAGCGACACAGAGCTGCTAGGCTCAACAAGATCAATCACCTGAACGATCTGAGGCTGGAGACTTACGCCCTTCTTGCCAGAAGAGTTTGTCCAAGCGTAGATCTCACAGCCAATACGGATGGTTGAACCTGCGCCGATGTTGGCCTTTGTTGGCTGGCCTGACGCATCAACCAAACGAGGCTTGCGATCCCAAAGCTCGCCGTTGCGGTTGACCTTGTTAGCGGCCTTTACCTTGAAGAGGACATTGCCAGTACGCTCACCAGTGTCGTCCTCCTCTAGCTCGAACACCGTGTTTTCTTTCGGTGTCAACTTCTTGCCAGCGTAGTTCTCAAAGTAAGTGGCGATCTTGTCCATCACTGGTTTCGCTGCCTCAACAGGCACACGAAGTCGCGACTGATAGACCCCGTTGGTGTCGTATTTGTAATCCGGAGCCGACAGGTGTGGGTGTACTGCAAGCCCTTTAGGAAGGGTGATTTTCATGGTGCTAGCCATAGTTTTTCCTAATTTTTGAAAGTTTCGGTAGCTATATGGAGCATTTGCTCAGTTGGTCTGATTTGTGGGACTATTAGGAGAAAAAGAAGACAGACTCCTCCACTTCTGGCAGCTCGTAGGTGCCGTAGTTAGGGAGTTCTGGGAGGTTTGCATGGTCTCCTATGACCTCTTTAACTGTGGTGGCAAATTGTTCCAGAACATCATTCTGCTCATACATTCTCCTGAAGGATGAACGGATCGTCTTGGCAAATAGAGGCATGACGCTTGCGTGAACTGCGAAGCTATCGTGAACCATTGCAAATGACGGTTGGTATCCTTTCCAGTCGTGGGACAAATCAAGGAAATCGCAAACAGTCATGCGAGCGTGACACGCATCCATCGAGTGTACGAAGTTTGGTGCCGTGGCGTTCCTCATGGCCCGGATATCCTGTCTTGCACCGGGAAGGCGATAGCGGACCTGTAGTCTCCGTCCGTCCAGAGTTGTTGTGACCTTGTTCTCTACTGCCTCAGGCTCATCAACTTGTACGACAAAGCCATCAGGAGTACGCCACTGAACAGGAGCAGTCCGGTCAGCCTTCACAGATGCCGAGGCACACTTGGTCAAATAGTCCATCGCCTCTCGTGCCTTCACAACGATCTCTGCAATCGACGCCCAGATATGCTTCGACACAAACCGAGAGAACTGTGTACGATTGTGCCAAGGCGCTGGGGTTCCAGCTTCCATAGCCTCTCGCACAAAGTCGTCGGTGTACTCATCACAGGCCCGAAGGGTGCCAGAGTACGGCTGGATCATTGTTGGACGTTTACAGATCGACCGAGTGATCCCGAAGTCCAGAGCAGCCAAGGCCATATCAGACTCTTCGCCCTCGCCTTTCGCCATCTCCTCGAACTTCTCCCGGGTCAACTCTGCCACCTCACCGTAGATGTCCCGACGATCCTTGAGCGCACAGAGATTAACACTCTCAGCGCCCTTACGATCTCGTGTCATCGCAGAGTAGTGCTGAAGACCAGAACAGGTAGCATCGACAGCAACAGGTAGCGTGGTCATGAAGCCCTCGCCCCCGTGTTCGTGGAGCAAGTAGATCTCACGACAGGCACGGAGAAACTGCCAAGGCTCTTCGTCCGCAAGATCCGTAGCCCACCAAAGATCGGCACGGTAATCTTCTCCAGTCGCAAGGATGCGTTCGAGGTTGTCTTCAACCCACTTGATCCGGTCCTCCATAGAAAGTTTGTCTTGCCCAGCGCAGTTCGCCGTGTGGATGTATATCCAAGCGACCTGTTCCTCAGATAGGATTGGAGTGGCCGTGCCAAACTCCAAGATGCCCTTGTGCAGGTCGCCTCCTTGTGGGTTCAGCGCACTTGTCTTTGGGTACATACGGCCCCGGCTATCCAAATCCCAAGCGTACCAAATCTTGTCGAACTCGGAGTATTCTTCAGCCATGCGGAAGGCTCGCAGCACCTGATATCTCTCTGACCGAGCCTTGCGATTGGCCTGATGGGTCTCCCAGCAAGCTCGACGGTAGGCTTTACCACCCTCGCCCTCTGGATCCTTCTCTGCCTCAGGGGTAATCGGAGGAACGGGACGATCTCCAGACCGAGGAAGACCTGCAAGATCTTCGTCACGGTCGAAAGCCCAAAGAGCAGCTTCGAGAACCCAACTATTGACGTGCCAAGGGGTCTCTTGAACGGCATTCACCGCTCTGAGGATGTTTTGGAAATCGGAGTGACCAGAGTCGTATAGGTAACCGCGCTTCGCACGTTTCACCACTGGGTATGGCGTAATGTGGTTGGTTAGGTACGGACCCCCAATGAGATGTTCTTTCGACCAAGGAAGTGGGGGGACAACCATCGGCATCCAGTAGTTCTCGCGGAGGGCGTTGTTCTCGATGCGCTGGGTGACCTGTGCAATTAGGGCGTCCGTAGCATAGACGACCTTCTCCTTTCGCTGGTCAAACCGATCAGCGATCTCAAGCAGCCCGGTCGCATTCTGGAAACACTCAAGGAACATTAGACCAAACTTAAGCGAGCGATCTGTTGTCCAATTCTTGTGACGCCATACGAGTTGTTCTCTACGGAATTGCGACTGGATGAGGTCTTTGAACCTCCAGCGTGGCAGCGCACGTTCCTTCGCCATTCGAGTGAGCCGACGCAACATCATGAACTTGTTGTCCCTGAACCAACGAAGCCGCAGTTCGTCATGGACACGTTCAGCGATGGCAAAGGCAACGCTAGTTCTTGTGATACGCTCGTCCCTCTTGCGGAGACCTACAGTGTTTACGATGGCTTTGGTGCCAAGGAAGGCTATAGTCTCGACATCAAGGTCTCCGTCCTTACACATCGACAGGGCGACGTGACGACGACCGGGACGATCAGCTCTCTCCATCCAGCCTCGTAGCTCATCTTCCACGAGACGGTCGAAGGTGTTTACTACTGACGTACCAACTGGAGATTGCCCAAACTCACCAGCCTCTTGGAGACGGTCGTGGTTCTTGATGTATCGTTGGTATCCGATGTTACGGCTTTGCGCCTCTAAGGATACCTGAGTATCTACAAGATATTGACCATAATTATCTACATAGTCCTTGTAGATCTTAAGTGACTTAAGCTCTTTAGTATCCATAGATCTTTGGTCCTTTGGGAAAGTTTGGGTAGCTATATGGAGCATTAGGAAACTCGCGTTTTAGGATAGGTTTTGATGTCAAAATTCCATTGGCCCCATTCATGGGAATGTCCCACTATTACAGGTTTGTAACATGACATGATTGCACTGATTTTATTGGAGAAATCTTTGGTGTTCCCATTAATGGGACAATGTTACAACACCAAATCGCAGGTTATAAGGTGAAGTTTTACCAATGAAAGACAATGCCTAAGTAACTGTAATTACTAAAGAAAATAGGGGTCCACAATGAGCAGACCCCAATGATTAGTGCTTTACCCAATGATTTCTGCAAGCTCTCCAAGGTAACTTGGAGCAAGGTGCATGTATCTCTGGGTTGTCTTTAGATCGGAGTGGCCAGCCAACGCCTGAATCTTGGTTACACCTACGTCCTTCATAGCAAGACGGGAGAAACAGGTGTGCCGTAGTGTGTGGATCGTAACGTCCTCAAGACCCGCAGCCTCACGAGCGTCTTTGAAGATACGCTGGTACGGATGGTAGGCGTAAGGAAAGTAAGGACGGTCGTACAAGGTACGCTCAGACAGACATGACTTAGCGGTCACGCTGAGAGGCACAACCCGAAGCTTCTTACGCTTGCCTAAGACTTGCATGAGGTCACCCGTGCGATCTCGTGGACGCACTGAGAGTGCCTCAGATACTCGAAGCCCCGTATAGATCATGAACTTGGTCAAGTCTCTCCAGTGAGGCTTAGGCATGGCCGCTAGCAGCCTATCTTCCTCATCATCTGTCAAGTATCGGAGGCGTGTCATGCCC